TACTAAGTGCGCGGCAATATCGGCTTGCAATGCAATGGTTGCGGCTTCATAAGCGGGCCATGTTTGCGTGGCTACATCAATACCTGGCACGGCAACCAATGCCGATACAAAACGGCCTAATGTGGCTTGCAATGATGTTAGGTGATCATGAATATCGGTGAGTTCTGCGCTTGCTGTTTGCTCAGCACATACCACTACCATTTCAAAGCTTTGTACTTCGTTGGCGCGGTCAATGGCATCAACAATGGTTTCCAGTTCGGCAATTGGGTAAACCGCTGCGGTCCAGTTTTGGCCTGCGTTTAATTGCGCTGCAATAAGCTGATCGCGCAGTGGGCTATCTGCAAAGGTTTTTTCTAAATCGGTTTTAGCGCCAATGCTAAATAATTGGCTTTCTTCATCAACCGAACCTGCACGGCCAACAAACAAGAAGTGTCGCTCAACACCTTGGATGTCACCTTGCCCTAAATTCAAATTGTTAACTTGCACTTTACCTAGTGACATGTGTTTATCCTCGTTTATTGAGTTGGTTTAATATTGTTGCCAGTTCGCGCTGTACGTTGCTGGTTGTATCGCCTAAAAACGGTCGCGCTTTTACCGGTATTTGCCAGCTTTTACGGCTTTTTTGGCCGCGTAACTCACTTAACACTAATGTGGCTTTGCCATGAGTTAAGCTGCCTGCAATTTCTTTAATAGTGGCGCGGCGGTAGCCTTTGCCTTTTGCCCTGCGTACTTTGTAACCCTCAGCTGCTAACGCTTTTGCTTGGCTTCGGGTACACGGCGCTTGGTAATCTGGTTTGCCATGAATACGCACCATGCGGCTGGCAGTCATTCGCTCTGTGCCACCCTCTTGGTGTAGCGCTGCAATGCGTCCCGTAAATGAATTTTTATGTTTAAGCTCTAAGCGCTTACTAGCTTTTACATAGGGTTCTAATGTTTTACCCATACGTTTAAGCACTTTGGTTTTTTTACCGTCGCTGCGCCCTGCAAACTTTTTACCGTCTACCGTGGTTTGTGTGCGTATGCGTTGGCGCGCAAGCTTACGCTCAAAGCGGCCTAATTTTTTTAATAGCCTAATGCGTTTAGCCGGTGGTAACGCCAGTAGCTGCAACTGTTGTTTAGCGCTTAATGCTTGTTTGCTATTTGGGGTGATCACTAAACTCATGATTGCCCCTTAATATTTACGTCTACGTCTTCGGCAATGCTGATTGGCGCTAGCGATACGTAATAACGGGCGCCATTAAATAAAATAGGGCCGTTGTCGGCGGGTATTAGCTCAATGTCGTCTAGTAGTTGCACGTCTATCAGTACGGTTGCGTTGTCTTTGCTTACTACGTCTATGTCTATTTCAGGGTCGTCTAGGGCGTAGTCGTCGCGTGGCCAGTTGCTGTCTGTTAAAAATGCAGCAATAAGAGCAAGCAAGTTGTACGGGTTAATTTTGCGATGCGGAAATTTTTCAATGGCTATTACGCCGGTGTGTTTCCACTTGGCAACTAGGTAACCGTCTTGGCCTTTGTCTTCACCGCTTATTATTAAGGTGCCACGTTCTTGCCAGGCATCTATGTTGTTGGTGTGAATAGCGCCTTTTAAACTGGTGTTTAAAAAGTCGGTTAGTTGCTGTAATTGGGTAATGGTTTGGCTCATAGCGTGTGCACTCCGGCGCGGCCAAGGCCAAGCAATAAACGAATGCTGCGGTTAGACTGCGCTAAAATGGCATCTTGCTGATCAACACTATCGGCTTTGTTGTTGCCTGCGTCTTTTTGGTCAACCGCTGAAAAATACCCCATTAAATCGGCATGCGAACGGGCATACACGGCGCCACGGTAAACACTTTGTTGTTTATCGTTAAAGTTAGGCACACCATTAACAAGCGTAAAAGTGACGTCCGTGTCTGCTTGTTTCATGAAAAAGTTACTTAGTTGCTGCTGCACTTCTAATGCGCTGCGGTTTAATGAGTCGGCTATTACGGTTTCTTCGTAAAACTCAGGTATGCGGCGATGATCACGAAACTCGCCAGTGCTTAACGCTGGCCAGCCGCTTTGAGCATCTATTTCAATGCTGTTTTGTGCTGTTGCTTCGTATCCAAATGACATACCGTATACCTATTCAATTTGGGTTCAGTGCAGTTAGCGTCGACGCGGTTATTAACGGTCGCCCGTTAAACGCTCGGCTAGTGCACTGGAGGGTTTGGAGCTTTGGCTATTACTGGGCGTGTAGCTCGGCAATGGCTCTTAATCTCATGGCTATTTTGTTTCTTACTGTTTTAACTTGTGCGTTTTTATGCAGTTCGGCGGCTTTGGCTAAGTAGCTATCGGCTTGCTGTAAGCGTTGCACGTCGCCCACATGCGATGGCGATATGTCGCCGTTTTTGCTGCGCAGTAACGCAAGGCCTGCAAACTTGTAGTACTTAGCCGTAACTTGCTCAGGTAATTTCCATGTGTTCGCAACCTTACTGAACACTTGCCCAAAATACGGCTCAATGCTGTTGCCTTTTTCTGCTTGGGTGCTTGCCCACTCAAAAACAGTGTCGGCAATAAAACCAGGCCACTTACGGCGAATGCTGCTAGCCATGGGCTGGTTAAGCTCAATGGCTCTGAAACCAAACTCAAGCCCACGAGCGAAGTTGCCAACATCAAACAGCCAAATAGTGCAATATGCGTAAATCGGGTTGTCTTCATTTTGCTTTCCTTTTTTTGCTAAATAGTCTTCAACAATGGGTAACCACTTTGGCAATAACACATCACGTTTGTGGGTGATTTTGTCGGCGCGGGTTACATAGCTTTTTAAGCGTTTTAAGTCGTCTTCTAATTCAATAAGCTGTAAGTGCAGGCTTGGGGCGTATTGCCCTTTACCAGTTAGGCTTACTTTTTCGAGCTGTTTTTTTGCTTGGTTTTGCTCTTTGAACTGGAGGATTCTTGCGCCGCCGACGGCTTTTTTAGCTCTTCAACCGTGTCTTTTAAGTCGCTATTAGCGGCGTTAATATCGTCGGCTTGGTAGGCTAAATCGCTGGCAGCATCGCTTGCTTTATCTGCGGCGCTTTCAATTTCGCCTGCGGCATTGCTTGCAGTGTTAATGCTTTCGTTTAGCTCGTCGGTTGCATCTTCAACGGGTGAAACATCAATCTGTTCTTTTTCGCTATCAACATGCAGAGTTGGCAAATCATCTTCACAAAAAAACGTAATGTTTTGCTCAACGTATTGTTGCGCTGTTTCAATGGCTTTTGATTCGTCGCAACCCAGTAGCTGCGAGAGCAATTTAAGCGCGGTGGTTTCAGGCGTAATTGTCGCTTGTGCATCACCTGTTTTGGCTTTTTCAGCTAGGCGGCGTTTTTTAAAATTAGCAATGGCACTCATGGCACGGTTACCTTTTATAAATGGGTTAATTGCTAGGCGGTTAACCTAGCAATGCATTTACCAATCGCGCTTAAGCGGCTGGTGCTGCGCCAATGTTCATGTTGGCTTCGTCGATTGCGGCGTACGCTTCAAACTCTTCAATTGCGTAGCCTTCGTTACGCCAGTACTTGTCTTCGTACTGCTTACGGTCTTCAACATTTTCAGACTTACGATGTGATGTGTTGCGCTGCGTATAAATATGCAAGTTGCTTAGCATCGTTACTACAATGCGTTTACCTGGGAAGAACGGCGGTGTGTAGGCGCGCATACCGCCAATGTTTTTATCCATTTGCTGAGCGGCCACGCGTTCGCTTGGCTTGTCAGCTTGGTTCATTAGCTTGGTTTGTGCAGTGGCAGTTAAGTCACTACCAACCAATACAACTAAGCGTGGGTCGTTTCGTAATGACGGATGAATAAGCGTGTTTTTAAGCTCGGTAACAATGGCGTCTAATGTTTTGTATTCGCCATCTTTAAGCGCTTCGGTTGCGTCTGGGTTAAAGTAAATAGGGTCAGTTACAATTTGGTCTGCCGCATTTTCTTTAACGATTTGATGCCAGCCTTTGTTTACATCTTCGCCCAATGGGTTTGCTACTGGGTCTGATGTAGGGGCGATTGATGTACCATTAAAACCAACGCGCAGCATATCGAGTGCAAAACGGTGCGTTGCGTTGTCGTTCATTTTTTTCATGAACTCATTTTGGTTACCGGCATTACCCCATGCAGATAACAGCGCCCATGTAAGCGCTGAACATGAATCGGTTTCTGTTAACTGATATTTAAAGCCATCAACGCCTTGACCTGATGTAAAACGGCCACCGGCTTTACGACCTGTCGCAATACCGTAGTTACCTACTTTTACTACTTGGCCACTTAGCTGATCGACTGGCATGGTGGTGATCATGCGCAGGAACTCGACCGACTCTAAAAGCGCGGAACGTAGTTTGGTTTCCATTGGTGCTGTTACTGCAAACTGTTTAGTTACGTCTTCAACACCGAATGTTTTAGCTAGTTGCGTTGAGTATTGTTTTAAAAACCCAGCGGCTATTTGATTTAATTGCATGCGTTATCTCGCTCTGTTATGCATTAATAAAGGTAAACGTGGTTAAGCGCTTGGTTAAACCAGGTCTATGGTTTCGCCGCCTACTGGGTCGGGCTCTTGGCCGCCTTGCTCTTGGCTAAGGGCATTAAATTTGTTTTCTATGCCGTCTACCTTTTTACTAAAGCCGTCCATTTTTTCCATTAACTGGCTAAACTGCTCAGCGGTTACGCCTGCTGCGGTTTTATCGCTTTCAGGATCTACGGCTGGCGGCTCTTCAACTGGCGGGGTTTCTTCGGCTTTTGGCTGCTTGGCGAATTTAGTTTCAAGGTCGGTCACCTTGGCATCTAATCCGTCAAACTTGCCCATTACGGCATCAAACTGTTCTTTGTTCATGGGTTCTTCCTCGGTGAGTGGCTCTTGGGGATCAACTGACTGCTGATCGGTAGAAAATAGACTTGCCATTTGGGCAAACAAATTCATAAATTTTGATTGTTTATCGCTTGGCGTGGGGTTGTTTGGTTCGCTATTGGTGGTAATAAAGTCACTGTGTTGTAGCGTTTCGAGTTGGCTATATTCGTGATTTACTTCGTTATCACCAATAGAGAATTTCAAGCGGCTGGTGCCAGAACTGGCTGGCGAGTCGGTAACAGCAAGGCCTTGTAAGTAGCAGCGCCCTTCGCTTTTGTAATCGGGGTTTGGCTCGATAGACATAAACAGCTTTTGGCCGTCTTTGTTGGCAGCTAGTAGGTAGTCGTTAGCGGTAATTTTTACAAACAGGCGTAATTTGCCCCCTTTTTTAGCGGCTTTTACTTCGTCAACAGTGCCCCAGTTTTTACCCTCGCTTGGGCCCCAACTTGAACGAAAATGCTCAGGCCAAATAAGCGCGGTGTATTCATCAACCGAATACGATGCAGCCATTTGAGTGATCCACTCTTTTGAAATGGTGCGCCCGTCTACCGTTGCAC